GAGGAGCTGGGTCTCGGTGAGGTGCGGCCTGGAGATGTTGATACAGCGAGGAATTACTGATGCCTACGTTACAGTGGAACGCTTATTCTGCGGCCGTCAACTACCTGACGACCGAGCTGAATAGCCTGGCCAATGGTGGATGGGCACTAAGCGGGCTGATCAACAACAGTGTGAACTTGCGGGTGTACAGCGATATCGACGTAGTGCTGTCGGCTGCTGTGACGGCTGGGAGCGGAAATCCGACGCTGGATCTGTACCTGATCCCGGCGCCCGACGGGACAAACAGCGCAAACCCTCCAGGGGGGGCTGCCGGGGCTGTGCCCGTGACCTATTTCATAGGCGCGATCGCTGCGAATGCGAGCGCTAGTTTCACCCGGGGCACGCTGCGCGGGATTATCCTGCCGCCCGGATACTTCAGGATCGCCCTGCAGAACAACTTGGGTGCCGCCTTGCCTGCGACCGGCAACACCGCGACGGGCTATGAGTACACGGAGCAGAGTGTCTGATGCATCTGGCGCATAAGCACAGGCATCCAGAACACTGGAACCCGCATAACCGGCTGTGGGTCTCGCACGGCATAGAAATCGATTGGATGAATCCGATCACTAGGGGACTTGTGTGTGCGGCGCCATTTACAGATCCTGGAAATTCTGTGATACACAATTTGGTTCCGGGGTATTCAGACGGAATTATCGAGTCAAATGCAATCAATCCTACCTGGCAGCCAACGTCTCAAGGTGTCGGTTTCAGGGTAGACCAGAATTCAGGGCAGGCAAGAAACTACGGGATCGACTTTGGCGCTAACCCAGTAACAGGAACGACGCCACGGACGGCATTTATCCTGTCATACAAGCGTGGAACTACTGCGAACAACTATATCGTTGCACTTGGTCCTGCAGTATCTGCGACAGGAGAGGACTGGCGGTTCAGGTATGATGAAGGTAACGGCAGTGTCCTGCGCGTAGAGATCACAGGATCTGCGTATGTGTCGTCTCTGACGCCCCCAGTAGGGCAGGTCAACGCGATGGCCTGCGTTTACGGTGGTGGGACTATAGGTGACCATACCCTGTGGCTGAATGGCGTCAAGGAGCAGGCAACCGGCACTGCGATACTGAACACAGGCGGAGATCTACACTTTCTCGCTGCTGATCCGTGGGGGTTTACCGCAACGCGGTCAACAGGATCAACGGATATATTTCTGCATTATCTCCTATTCAGCAGAGCTTTGACCGATAGAGAGATTTTGTCTCTAACCAATGATCCCTGGCAGATCTACCGCCCCCGCCACACTCGGGTGTGGGTGCCTGCGGCGGGCCTGAGGATATCGCCGACGGGTATCGCGTCTGCCGAAGCATTTGGTGCTCACCAAGTGGATACGGGGCCTGTCAATATCAGTCCTGGCGGGATATCGAGCGCTGAGGCGTTCGGATCTGCGACGCTGCAGGCTGTTGTGACGATCTATCCGAGCGGGATAGCCTCGACGGAGGCGTTTGGTGGTGCCCAGGTCGTGGTGGGGCCTGTGACGATCACGCCGTCTGGTATATCGAGTGCGGAGGCGTTCGGTACGGCAGATCTGACGGGTGTGTTGACGATATCGCCGTCCGGGATTGCGAGCCTGGAGGGGTTTGGCTCGGCGTTATTGACGCTGGGCCCTGTGGAGCTGCTGCCTGCGGGTATAGGCAGCGCAGAGGCGTTTGGCGTGGCAACGCTGGATGATGGCTCGGTGGTCAAGGCGAGGTGGTTTATCAGGCAGAAGGGGGAGATCATAGGCACGCTGAGCGTGATCGATACGAATCTGAGGACGAGGCACTGACATGGCGAATGCACTGTATGACCTGGGACGAGAGAAGTTTTTGACGGGGTCGATATCGTGGTCTGCTGATACGATCAAGATAACGTTGTCTGATGCGGCGGACTATACGAAGAACCTGGCGACGGACCAGTGGATCTCTGACGTACCGTCTTTGGCCCGGGTGGCCACGTCTGGAGCGCTGACCAGCAAGACGACGGCTGCTGGGGTGGCGGATGCGGCCGATGTGACGTGGACAGCCGTATCGGGTGACGTGTCTGAGGAGATAATCGGCTGGAAGGACACGGGCGTTGAGACCAGTTCGCCGTTGATATTCAACATTGATACAGCGACGGGACTGCCTGTGACGCCGAATGGTGGGGATATTACGGTGGTCTGGGACAACGGGACGAACAAGATCTTCAAGTTATGAACAGGGTCAGGATACGGCGTGACGGTGCGCGGGTGCAGGTCATCCACGACGGCAGGTGTATTGACATGCCCTGGCAGGCCGCGCTGGAAGTTGCCGGCGAGCTGAAGAGGATTGCGCGTCTGGCGGAGGCTGAGGAGAAGCACGAGGTGATCATCAGGGACACTGCGATCCTGTACAGGTCTGGTGCGCCGTTCGGTCTGAGCGATGATTCCAGGGTGAAGTCAGAGGCGTGGAAGGAGGCGCAGTGGGGCCGTGATCTGAGGCGGTACATGCCGAGTGTACCGAGTCAGGAGGCGTTTGGCACGCCTGTGGTAAGGAGGAAATGAGATGTTCGACACGGTGAGGTTTCTGATGCTGCAGGCGCGGGTCCGGAGGATGGAGCGGCGCCTGAACAGGATCGCGATGAAGAGGGAGCACTGTCTGGCGCACCAGCTTGCCTACACGGCGAAGCTGGAGCGTGAGAAGGACAAGCTGCGCCAGTGGACGAGCTGCATGGTCAGGCCGGACGGAGTGAAGCGTGAAGCAGATACTGACTGACACGAATGCACCGCGTCGCTCGGAGGGTGCTCGGGTCAATGGCCCGAATCTGTTTGCTCTGCCTGCTCCTGACTACGTGGACGTGCGTGTTCTTGCTGCGGGGATTGAGGAGACGCATAGCGTGCCTGCTGGCGCGAACATCGTGATCTTCAGCGCGACGGATGATTTCTGGGTGAATTACGACGCCACAGCCGTTGATCCGTCTGGTGACGTGACGGATGGGACAGGATCCGAACTGAATCCTGTGGTCAGGGAAATAACGGGTGTATCGACCATTCATGTGGTAGCGCCGAGGACGACGAAGCTTAGCATGACGTTCTATGCCTACCCGCAATCTGATACGAGGATTGCATGAGTAAGTATGGCCCGAAATACAAGCCTGAGTTTGCCGAGCAGGCGTACAAGTATTGTCTTCTGGGTGCGACGAATGACGACCTGGCGAGGATGTTTGGTGTCGCGCCGAGCGCTCTGGACAAGTGGATAAGGAACAAGCCGGAGTTTGCCGAGAAGGTGAAGGCTGGGAGGCAGGTCGCAGACGGGCGTGTTGCCGAGTCGCTGTTCAGGCGTGCGATCGGGTATTCGCACCCTGAGGAGAAGGTCGTCAATGTCGGCGGCGAGCTGAAGAAGGTAGAGACGACGAAGCACTACCCGCCTGACACGATTGCCTGCATATTCTGGCTTAAGAACCGGCAGCGCGAGAAGTGGCGCGACAAGGTGGATCATTCAGTTGGTGGAGAGAATGGCGGTCCCGTGAAGATCGACGTTGCCATTGAGCTGGTGGAGGGTGATGGCAAAGCCGGCGGTTGAGATGAAGGTCGGTGTCAGGATCCCGAAGAAGCTGGCGCCGATCATGCAGCCGCACCGGTACAAGATACTGTACGGTGGCCGTGGCGGCGCGAAGAGCCGCAGTGTCGCCCAGGCGCTGTTGGTCAAGGGGATGATGGAGAAGCGTCTCATTCTCTGCACGAGGGAGCTGCAGAAGTCAATCAAGGATTCTGTGCATCGTGTGCTTGCGACGCAGATCGACGAGCTTGGCCTGCAGGGATTCTACGAGGTCCAGAAGCAGACGATTCTCGGGATAAACGGGACCGAGTTCATTTTTACGGGCCTGCGGAACAACACGGCTGAGATCAAGTCGTTGGAGGGCGTGGACGACTGCTGGTGCGAGGAGGCGGAGAATATCAGTGACGAGTCCTGGGACATCCTGATCCCGACAATAAGGAAGGACGGGTCTGAGATATGGGTGACGTTCAACCCGGACGACGAGATGGGCGCGACGTGGCAGCGGTTTGTCGTCAATCCCCCGGATGATGCGCTGGTGATCGAGATAAACTACTGGGACAACCCGTTTTTCCCTGAAACGCTGCGCAGGCAGATGGAGGAGATGAAGGAGGTCGATTACCAGAAGTATCTCCACATCTGGGAAGGCAAGCCGAATGTCGATTATGAAGACAGCCTGATTCGTCCTGAGTGGTTTGATGCGGCTGTTGGAGCGCACGAGAAGCTGGGATTCGATCCAGAGGGTATCAGGGTGGTGTCGTTTGATCCTGCTGATGACGGTTCGGACGAAAAGTCGCTCGTTTTTCGCCATGGTGTCGTTGTCAAGGACGTGAAGGCCTGGCTGGACGGTGATATAACGACTGCGATACCGAGGGCGTTTGATTACGCGGAGGATGTGAAAGCCGATTGCCTGGTGTACGATTCGATCGGTATTGGCGCGTCTGTGAAGGTGGCCTTGATGGCACGCGATCCTGTCGGAAGGCGCAGGTACATGGGTTTTTCTGGTTCTGACCGGGTTGAATATCCTGATCAGCTCTACAACGAGGAGAAGCCCAACAAGGAGATGTTCAGGAATCGCCGTGCACAGTATTACTGGCACCTGAGGGACCGGTTCGAAAAGACGTACCTGGCTGTCGAGAAGGGAAGATATATCGATCCTCAGGAGCTGATCAGCATCGACAAGGAAGTCGAATACCTGTCTGTCCTGAAGTCTGAACTGTGCAGGATAAAGCGGAAGAGGAGCATCGGTTCATCTCTTTTGCAGGTAGAATCGAAAGAAGACATGAAACGTGATGGGAGGAAGTCGCCGAACCGGGCAGACGCCTTGATGATGTCGTTCTACGCACGTCCTGAGACATCCAGTGTGCAGAGGATAGACATAGATAGCATCATGCCTGACAGAGGAATAGGAATTTGAAGGACGAAGAGAAGGTGCTCCAGGAAGCCCGTGAGAGGCGCCGTGCGTCGAACGATGCCTGGCGTAACAACCACAAGCTTGCCCAGGAGGACATCGATTTCAGGGATGGGCAGCAGTGGGACGATGAGGTATCCAGGCAGAGGCGCCAGGAAAAGCGTCCCATGCTGACGTTCAACCGGATGGAGACGTTCATCGACCAGGTTGTTGGTGATTACCGTCAGAACCGGATAAACATCACGGTTTCGCCGGCAGAGATGGGAACTGTAGAGGAGAAGATACCGAACATTGCCGGGGACAACGATTACGAGATAGCCAAGGTCTATGAGGGTCTGATCAGGCAGATAGAATACGAATCGAAGGCCAGGAATGCCTATGATACAGCCCTTGATCATGCGGTGGGCAACGGATTCGGGTTTTTCCGGATCGTGACGCAGTATTCGGATGATTCGACATTCAACCAGGACATCCGGATAAAGCGCATCAGGAACCCGTTTTCTGTCGGGATGGATCCCGGTATACAGACGGTTACTGGCGAAGATATGAGGTACTGCTTCATCGGCACCTGGATGCCGGGTGAGGAGTTCAGGAGGGTTTACGGAGAGCCTGTTGGCAGTGACGATTTCGAGGTTCTTGGAGAGAACCGGGAGCTTTGGTGGGATGGTGAGAGGGTCAGGGTAGAGGAGTATTTCAGGAAGACTTCGGAGAGAAGGAAGATTGTCCTTCTGGAGTCTGGAGAGACGCTTGATATCGGAGTTCCATCTGAATGGCAGGCGTCCTATCGTGCGATTGAGGCCAATGGTGGCGTCATTGTCCGTGAGAGGGTTGTCGAGACGCACAAGGTAGAGTGGTTCAAGATCAACGGCATGAAGATTCTCGAAGGGCCAGTCGAGTTTCCATCGAGGTATATCCCTGTCGTGATGGTTCCTGGGAAAGAGATCGTGAAGCGTGGAGAGACGATCTACCGGAGCCTGATCAGGTATGCCAAGGACGCACAGAAGAACTACAACTACTGGAGGACGGCGGCGACGGAGCTTGTTGCCCTGGCGCCCAAGGCGCCATATGTAGGCCCGCTGAGCGCGTTCAAGGGGCTTGAGAATATCTGGAAGAATGCCAATGTTGCAAACATGCCATATTTGCCCTACAACGACGATGCTTCTGCACCGCCTCGCAGGGAGGTGCCTGGTACGATACCAACAGGGGCACTGGAGGAAGCCCAGAGCGCTGACTATGACATAAAGGCGACCATTGGCATATTCGAGGCCGGGCTCGGAGACCAGGGTAACGAGAAGTCTGGCAGGGCGATTATTGCCCGTCAGAGGCAGTCGGATACCGGGACGTTTGTCTTCATAGACAATCTGGCAAAGGCCATCGAGCATTGCGGCAGGATATTGGTGGACATGATCCCGAGGGTATACGATACGGAAAGAGTTGTCAGAATCCGAAACGAGGATGGTACGGGTGACTTCATCCGTATCAACATCCCTGCAGGAGACGGCAAGCTGTATGATTTGTCCACAGGCAAGTATGACGTTCAGGTGAGGACAGGGCCAGCGTTCAGCACGCAGCGCCAGGAGGCGGCAGAAACCATGATGAACATGGTCTCTGCGATGCCGGACCTGATGAAGATTATCGGCGACAAGATTGCGGCGAACATGGACTGGCCTGGCGCGGATGAGATTGCGCGACGTCTGAGGGCGATCGTTCCTGAGGAGGTCATCCGTGCTGAAAATGGTGATGAAGACGGCGACCAGCCAGACATCACGCCTGAACAGGTCCAGATGATGATCGCAGAGGCTGTCGAGAAGGCGAAGCAGGACATGGAACTGCAGATCAGGCAGTTCGAGGCAGAGACGAAGCGGATAAAGGCCGTTGGTGACATTCAGAACGACCAGATGGAGAATGTCATCAAGGCAGGCAATATGGATGAGGAGAGGGTGAAAGAACTCGTTGCTGAGGCGATAGCAGAGTTCATTGCGTCTCAGTGAGTCCCTACACGTGGGGTATCACGTGGAAAATACGATCAGAGGAGATCGAAGATGGCAGAAGAGCATGACAGCAATCCTGAAGAGGGTGCCGTGCAGAACAATTCCGGGGAATCTCGGGAGGATTCTGCGAAACCTGCCGGCGAGTCGGCGAAGCCGGAAGAGAAAGACGGTGGTGATGAGACCGAGAAACCGCGAAAGAGCGGCTTTCAGAAACGCATCAACAAGCTCACGAGGGAGAAATATGAAGCCCTGAAGGCGGCAGAAGAGGCCCGGCGCAGAGCCGAGGAGCTTGAGGCCAGGTTATCCAGCAGTGAACCGGAGCCGAAGCCGGAGGACTTCGAGGAGTACGGCGATTTTCTCAAGGCGCACGCTGAATGGGTCAAGCAGGACGTAAAGCGTGAGATTGAGAAGATCAAGCAGTCTCAGAGCGAAGGTGTCGCGCCCGAAGAGGTCATACTCGCGGACAGCATCAACAACATCATGTTGAACGCGCAGGAGAAATACGATGACTTCGATCAGGTGGTTGCGAGCAATCCCGATCTTCCGATATCGAAGGAGATGATCGAGGCGGTCGTCGATTCCGAGTATGCTGCTGACGTTCTCTACTTCCTGGGCAAGAACCCGCAGATTGCGGAGAGTCTCTACAATCTGTCGGGTCATGCGCTCGCTCGTGAGATAGGCAGGCTGGAAGCAACACTTTCCAGTCAGCCTCAGAAACAGGTGACCAAGGCGCCTGATCCTGTGAAGCCGATTGATGAAGGCAGTTCGCCCAATGTGGACGAGGACAACCTCTCCATCGAGGAATGGATTGCCAGGCGGAACAAGCAGGTCTTTGGTTGATGGAGTAGTTTTCTCCACTGTCGTGAGACAGAGGATTTTCCCTTGAAGGAGGCTGAAAATGCCGAATACCATTCTCACAGCGGACATGATTACCCGGGAGGCCCTCCGCATCCTCCACAACAAGTTGTCGTTCGTCGGCAAGGTGATGCGTCAATATGACGATGCATTTGCCAAGACGGGCGCAAAGATCGGCGACACGCTGAGAATCCGTCTGCCGAACCAGTATACTGTCAGAACGGGCGCTGCCCTGTCTGCGCAGGATACGACCGAGCAGAACACGTCCCTGGCTGTCGCCACGCAGAAGGGCGTCGATACGTCGTTCACCACGCGGGAGCTGACCATGAGCCTGGATGACTTTTCCGAAAGGATCCTGGAGCCTGCCATGGCGGTCCTCGCTGCGAACATCGAATCGGACGCCTTCAGCATGACCAAGGAGGTCTACAACCTTGTCGGTACGCCAGGCACCACGCCGGCAACCCTGAAGGTCTTCTTGGATGCCAGGGCGAAGCTGAACCAGTTCCTGGCGCCGAAGGACAACAATCGCTGTATCCAGATGAACTCTGAGACCAGCGCTTCTGTTGTCGATGCGCTGAAGGGACTGTTCCAGGACAGCCAGGCCATCAAGAAGCAGTACAAGGAAGGCATGATGGGCCGGACTGCCGGGTTCGAGTGGTTCGAGAACGAACTGATCTACAATCACACCAATGGCACGCAGGGTGGTACGCCGCTTGTCAACGGTGCGAACCAGACCGGCACTTCTTTGGTCACTGACGGATGGTCGGCTAACGCCACGATCAAGGCGGGCACGGTGTTTACCATTGCCGGCGTGAACGCGGTTCACCAGGAGACCAAGGTGGATTACGGTTTTCTGAAGCAGTTTGTGGTGACTGCTGACGCGACTGCCGATGGTCTTGGTGCGGCCACGCTGTCGATCAGTCCTTCCATCACGACGACTGGCGCGTACCAGAACGTCTCTGCTGGCCCGGCTGACAATGCCGCTCTGACGCTGGTGGGTAGTGCGAGCACGACCTATCCGCAGAACCTGGCATTTCACAAGGACGCTTTCGCATTTGCGACTGCTGATCTTGAAATGCCGGAGGGCGTGCATTTTGCAAGCCGCCAGGTGTACGACGGCATCAGCATGCGGATCGTCCGTCAGTATGACATCAATACGGACAAGATCCCGTGCCGTATCGATGTCCTGTACGGGTACAAGGCAGTTCGCCCTGAGCTGGCCTGCCGCATCACTGGCTGATAACAGGGGGGGGTTCGCCCCCCCCCTCTTTTTTACAGGAGGCACGCATGGATACATGGCTTTATCACAGGGAACATGGCGGAAAGATATTCTCCCTGTCTGACGATGACGTAAAGCGCTCTGAGGAAATGGAGGAACTCTACGCCCAGGGCTGGCAGGATACTCCTGTCGTGAAGAAGAGGGGACGCCCGAGAAAGATCGATGGCGACGTATCAGAACCTCGTTGACGGGGCCTTGCGCCTCATCGGCGCGATTGAGAGCGGCGAGGCACCATCGTCTGATGAGAGTAATGACGCCATAGAGGCCCTGAACCAGATGCTTTCCAGCTGGTACGAGGAAGGCATCTATATCCCGTCAAGAACAAGGGAAAGCTTCACGCTGACATCATCCAAGGAGTCGTACAGCATCGGATCAGGCGGCGATCTGAGTACGTCATGGCCGATGACGATAGAGTCGGCTTATTGGCGCAAGGACAATGTCGATTACCCTATGCACTTCATGGACGAGCGGGAATATTCCGTTATTGCCAACAAGCTGACTTCATCCAGGCCGACGAGGCTCTATTACGAGCCTTCCTATCCTTTGGGAGATATCAGATTTGACTATCTCCCTGATATCACGTACCAGCTCAACCTTGTTTCGCTGAAGCCGTTGTCAGACGTATCCCTGACAGACAACGTTGATTTGCCTGGCTCGTTCAGGCGTGCGCTGAAGTTCAACCTTGCCATAGATATCGCGCCTGAATATGGACGGCCTGTTCCTGCCGAAGTCGCTGCAGGGGCAATCGAGTCAAAGAGGGCGATAGAGCGCAGGATGGCGATATCCAGGACGCCAGAACTGATGACCGAGTTCGGTTCCCGTGGACGTTACGACATCTATTCAGACACATGAAGATCAGGATACCGCTTGCGGTTGATCTGCACATCAACAAATTCTATGGCGCGACGATATCAGAGTATGATCGCGGCATAACGAATGGCGTCATAGAGAGGATTGGCGACAGGCTGTACGTTACGCAGAGACCTTCCATAGACATATTCGAGGACGCAAGCGCGACGGTGTCAGACAAGAGAGGCCGGGCTGTATATTATTGGGACGAAAGTGGTTCTCTCTATTTCGTCAATAACAATACTGTCTACAAGGCAACCTATTCATCTGTAATAGGTACGATATCTACAGGTACCAAGAAATGCCATTTTCTTGTTCTGAACAGCACGCTTGTATTACTCGACCAGGAGAATAATCAGGGCTGGACAATCAATCTCTCTGGCATGCTTACGGAAATAATAGATACTGATTTTCCTACGAAGCAGACTCCTGCAATAGGCCTTGCCTATGGTGGCGCAGTTCTTGATGGCTATCTTTTTGTTCTCGGAGAGAATGGGGTAATTTATAACTCTGATCTCGAAAATCCTTCATCATGGACCGGAACAAACTTCATCGACGCGGAACGCGAACCTGATGGCGGCGCTTATCTTGGCAAACATCATGATCACCTTGTTGCGTTAGGAGTCAGGACGATAGAGTTTTTCTATAATGCAGCAAACCCTGTAGGGTCTCCTCTATCACGCCGCCAGGATGTTGCCTATAACGTGGGCTGTGTTGATGGTGCTTCCGTATGGGAAGAGGGTGACCGGATATTCTTCATAGGCAGTGCCTACAGCGGCCAGCTCAGGGCGTATGTCATCGAGAATTTCTCCGTGAGGAGAATATCATCGCCGACCGTAGAATCTTTTATTTCCCAGGCCATAGTAAAGGACGGGTACTCTGTTTTTGGCAGTGGGTTTACAGCCCAGGGTCATACGTATTACATAATTACACTGTACAATACGCCTTCTGATGTCTCTCCTGAGATCACGCTTGTGTATGACTTGAATACTGACAAATGGCATGTCTGGGAAACATCGATAGGCGGATTGTCAAGATTCCCTCTGATCGGGTGGACGATAAGGACTGGTGTACTTCCGAGGTACGGTGAAGGAATCATGGTCAACGGTGATCTCATCACAATAAACGATGACCTGAATCCGATAGACAGTATTCTCGGAACAGTTTATGTTGATGATGGTTACGTATCACAGGGATATGTTGCATCTTCATCTAACACAAATTTACAAATCCAATTCAATGTGAGGACTGGCCAGTACGATGGCGGGACAGACCTGGTAAAGTTCTGCTCTGAACTGAGACATATATCAGACCAGACATCAAATTCATTTGATGTTTCAATAAGGTGGGCTGATGAAAAATCAGTCTCGTTCTCTTCACCAAGGAATATGGACTCGTCAAGATACAGGAAGATACGGAGAGCAGGGAGGTTCAGGAGAAGGAACTTTCAGGTAGAGTATTCAGGATCTGATCAAATACGTCTGGAGGCCATTGAAATGAATGTCGAGGCGGGAACGAAATGAGCATCAATCTTGGTCCATCTCCACAAATAACAGAGTTCGGGCCTGTATGGAGGAGATGGTTATACGAACTCTATGTAAGAGTAAAGCCCGGACCGTTCATGATAAAGGCCTATGCAAAGGCGAATCTCCCGAGTGCATCATCATGGTCTGACAATTCGACATTCTCTTCACTGGTATATGTAACGGACGATGCAGGAGGTCCTGTTGTCGCTTTCTCAGACGGGACTAACTGGAGAAGGGTGACAGACAGGGCAATTATTTCATAGCAGGTGACGACATGCCGACAATCACACTCAGATCAGTCAAAGGCGCAGAACTGACGTATAACGAACTCGATACGAATTTCAAGCGTATCGTTGTAGCGAAAACTGCAAACTACACTACTGCCCTATCCGACAACAGGAATATCATATCATGCAATGGCACATTCACCGTGACGTTGCTTGCTGCATCGACTGCAGGAACTGCGCATACAGGCGATTACCGTGTCACGATAAAGAACATAGGAACTGGTACTGTTACTGTTGCGCCATCTGGAACCGATACGATTGATGGTGCGAATTCGAGTATATCGCTTGCTCAAAATGACTGCGTCACTGTTGTACTGAACAGCGCTGGAAACGGATATGACATAGTTAACAGGACCGACAAGAAAGTACAGCTCCAGGAGACGGCTGTTGACCTGAACGGAAACTTTCTGACACTCGACGCAGACGGCGACACTGGTATTGATGCATCGACTGATGACAATATCCTGTTCAAGATAGGTAACGTCAACAGGCATGTCTTCGGCGGGCCGCATGTTGGATTCGGTGTAACAGCGCTTGATGGCTGGGGTGGTGGTACGGCGTTGCAGGTAGGCACTAACATGGCGTTATGGGATGATGCGGGTGGTTCTGCAGACTATATCAACAACGCTTATTACAATTTGGGGTGGAAGTATGCATCAAACGGATATGCTTCCAAGGTCCAATTAGCTAATAATGGTGCTATTAACTTTAGTGTCGCTCCCTCCGGCATAGCAGGAAACGCGATTAGTTGGACGACTGCGCTGACTATCAATAATGATGGATCCGCTGTTTTTGGGAAAAATGTAACCCTTAATGGAGGCTTATTGGTTAGATCCCCAGATACACACCTAAATTTGTACGATACAGATGCTGCAGATCCAAATGACAGGATTATCATTCAGAAGCAGGATCAATTCCTGGAGTGGCTTTTTACTGATGCTTCTGCAAGTACTACCACGCGGCTATTCCGTCAAAAAAATGATGGCACAGCAGTTTTTGAAGGATTTACGTCTATAAGCAATATAGATGTATTTAACCTTTTGCCTACAGATTTCGGTGCTGGGAAGCCCAAGTTCCGTATCAATAAGAGCACCAAAGCGGCTGACTGGATTCTGGGGCTGATTGATACAACTACAAGCAACGTCGGTAACCTGATATTCGAAGCCGGTGGCTTTGAGTTCCGGAACAACGGTGTCTGGATTGGCAATCCCTCAGGATTGAACAAAGGCCCTGGGTCGTTGAATGCGGAGAAGTTGTTTGTTAGTGGAGAGGAGTTGAAGGTCATCGGCACATATACCGCGATGGGTGCAAGTGCCCTGCCTGCACCAACGAACGGATCTACCGCGTTTGGCGTTTTTGCACTCGGAAATGGGTCAATGAGTGGTACTGATAACACGGCTATAGGGTACTATGCAGGTAGGTTTTTACAGACGTCTCTAAGGAATACCGCAGTAGGAGCTTATGCGCTTTATTCAGAAACCGGCGGCGTAGGTTATAACGTAGCTATAGGGTATAACGCATGCTATACCCAAGACGGAAGTACCGAAAATGTAGCTATAGGAGCATACTCTTCTTTGACATTAACCACCGGATTCGCGAATACGACAGTAGGATTTAGGAGCGGGAGCTACATAACAACCGGAAGTTTTAACACTTTCATAGGCCGACACGCTGGATATGCTGGAACGGTCAACGTGACTGGGAACACAAATGTCTGCATAGGAAACTTTTCTTCTTTATCTTCAGGGTCTGTGTCCAACGAGGTGAACATATATAACGGCTCCGTTACTGCCCGCTTCCAGGGCGCCGCGTCCGGATGGAGCTTCGTATCGGACGCGAGGGATAAGGAAGATGTGAGGGATCTCAACCTAGGCTTGGACTTCCTATTGCGCCTTTCGCCGAGGCGCTTTCGTTGGAATATTAGGGACTCGGAGGTGGATAGGGGGCGAGAAGCTGTCGGCTTTATCGCGCAAGAGGTCCTTGCGATATGTGAAGAGATGGAGGCTGATTGCGCCAACCTCATCGATACGAATGATCCAGAGCGTTATCAGATGACCATCACGAACCTTATTCCGATTATCGTCAAATCGATACAGGAGATTGTGAGAAAACTGCAATGAAGATAAAAGACATAATGGAAGCATATATTCCTTTGAAGATGCTGTGCAAGAACAGGATGCCTTTTGACGTAGCTTTGAAGCTTGCAAGACTTGTAAGAGAGATGGATTCATTCGTCTCGGACTATGAGGAGTCTGTCAGGAATTTCGCAGACTCGCTGGGTGCAAAGTATGACAGAGTAAACGGCCTACTCACTCTTGACAGCGACTCTGACAGGGAGAAACTCGATGAGTATATCGAGGGACTGAAGGACCAGGAAGTTAACCTCGCGAGCGAGATTCCCCTGCTGGACATTGATGAATTGATAAAAATGGGCATAAGTGTCGAGCCGAACGCGCTTGTAAATCTGATAGGCTTCGTGATTCGAGAATAAATGCAGGGAATGTTCCCTGCACAGGAGATTCGAGATGATACACAAGAAGATAAAGAAAGGGTTCAAAAAACTCGGCAACTGGGTTGATGACACCTTTCTTGGCGGAGAAGAGAGGAAAGCTGGAAAGGAGATATCCAGAGGGTACGGAGAGGCTGCCAAAAGGACCGGAGAATTAAGGAATCGACTTCTCGGATATTACAAGCCATATTACGAGCAAGGTGCCAGGTCATTCAAGGAGTTCAGCCGTGACGCATCGCAGAGGCCGTCAAACTTTATCTATAGGTACCGCCCACCGTCTTTCTCGTACAATCGTAACATGCCAGAGTTCCAGGAAAGGTCCAGGATAGCGCCACAGGAGTTTGCGTATGAAGAAACTCTTCCGGAATTCCAGGAACGCGGGAGATTCTCATTTTCTCCAGACCAGATAGAAAGTAACCCTTCGTACCAGTTCAGGCTCCAGCAGGGACTGAAGGCGCTCGACAGAGCCAATGCAGCGAGAGGATTTCGGGGGTCTGGGAACAGGCTTATCGATCTCGTCAATTACGCCCAGGGACTTGCATCGACTGAATATGAAAACGAGTTCAGGAGACAGCTCGCGGCAGATGCTGAGAACTATGCTCGCGGAGCGCGTGAATACGAGTATGATTATGGTCGTGAGCAGGATCTCTACAGACGTGCGCTTGGCGAAGACGAGCTGAACTATGCGAGGTCTTTGCAGGCGAACATGGAGAATTACGCCAGGGGCGCGAGGGAATATGAATACGATTACGGGCGTGAGCAGGATATCTACAGGCGTGCGCTCGGAGAATACGGACTGGATTACCAGAGAGAGGGTGACATCTACTCACGCGCCCTGCAACAGGATATCCTGAATTACGAGCGAGGCCAGAACTACCTGAACAGGCTGCTACAGGTTGCAGGTCTTGGCATGAAGGGTGTGGATGCATACGCCAATGCAGATGCCATGACGACCGAGACGATCAACAATGCACTTATCATGGGGCGTGGCGCGAAGGTGTCCGGGAGGATCGCAAGGACAAACGTACTGAGGAATACGATAGAGGATGTCGCCTCTGCAATCGGTGAGCGAGCCGAAAAACTTGATCTTTCCAAGATACTTTTAGGTATTGTCTGATGAGTGTTCACACAATCCCCTTCCAGGGAAGACCTATCAATGTCCTGAGCAGGTTTGCCCAGGGAAGGCGTAGAGCGCAGGCAGACAAGGCGAATCAGCTCATGCTGATGAGGGAAGGCATGGGCATACGCGAGACTGGGAGGAAGTCTCTGTATGATGTCGTAGCGAATGCCAGGTCTGTCCAGGATCCTGAAACGGCTAGGCGTATCCTGTCAGAGGGAGTCAACATCATTCCTATCGACAGAAAGAACCGGGAAGTCCTGGAAAGGCTCGTGTCTTCTGATGATGCAACCCTGATGAGGGGGATCGATGCGATTTACAATGCGGTCAGAAAACCGTCTGTATACGGTGCCCCACAGACGCTTTCGAGAGGCGGAAGGAATGTTCTTGTCCAGTTCGACCAGTATGGGCATCCGCGTGATGTAGATGGCTATGCACCGCCAGTTGCTCAGAAGAAACGTCAACCTGTCAAGCCTGTTATCGTTCCTGACAAGGATTCATCGACAGGGTACCGGTATGTCAGCCCGGATGGTGCAATCGGGAGAGAGGCACCGCCGCCGAGAAGCACAGAGAAGCCGTTTCAGGTCGATGTCAAGCACGAGAGGCTCATCGGCCAGGCAGTCGCAGAACTGTTCGATGGCGTCTACGATATTTCAACCGGGACGTTCAAGTTGAGGGACGACAAGGACAGGCGCCTTGCACTGGCAATCAAGAATCTCGCTGGCAGGATGCTGAAGGACAGCGGAGGGAAGATGCTTGTCACTGAAGCAGTTGCCAAGGCCGCTCTCAGGTTCGGGATAGAAATCCCGTCAGCCCCATTGGCGAGCCCACCTGAACCTGCCGGAGGGATTCCAGAAGGCATAGAGTTCATCGGGTTCGAGTGATGCCAGTTGCCCGAGTCAAGCTCCCTGACGGCAGGATAGCAAGACTGAAGGTGCCTGAGGGCACGACACAGGACCAGGTCGTCCAGTTCGTCGCAAATCAGATCAGGGAAGGCGGATTGTCACGCCCGGACAGCCAGCCTGCTCCCCGCGGAGAAACGCCCGGGATCTCTACGATCAGACAAGCCATATCACAGCAACGTCGTGCGCAGATGGAGCACACGCCACAGATCACGCCAAGGCAGCAGGTGCTTTCCCAGGAATATGTGAGGAGGGCGCTGCCCCTGAGTGATGTGATGTCCAGACTGAAGCCTGACATCAGGCCGGGCATGTCGGCGGCGCCGGAAAAGACGATGGCGCAGCGGGTGATGGAGAAGCTGGGATATCACCCTGGGAAAGTCACACCAGAGTCTCAGGCAAAGGCCGTCATCGGTTTCCAGGCCATGAGACAGGGAACCACGCCGAAGCAACTTGTCGAGGACGTTGGCGCAAGAACAGGCATACTTGAAAGAGGTCTGAAGGATATCGGTGCAGGTGCGATTGGAACTGCCGGCGGGCTTCTTGGGTATGTTGCAAGGTTTGCCGGCGATGATGGACTTGTCGGGTCGCTGAAGGAAAGCGCACAGATACAGGCCTCAGAACTTCTCCCATCAGATCCCAATTTCTGGGACCAGTTATTGTCCGCTGTCGGATCGACGGCGAGCTTTTACCTGCCTGGTTACGGGATCGTGAAGGGTGCGCAGGCAGTGTACAACGTCGCACCACGCCTTGCTCTTTGGCTTGGGGCTGGGTCGTCTGCAGGCCTAGAAGCTGCAACAGAAGCAGGCTCAGTCTATGATGACCTCATCAGACAAGGAAAGACGCCAGAGGAGGCGGCAGAAGCCGCCGACAAGGCATTCTTTGCCAACCAGATCCTGGTAGCCTATACCAACAGGCTTGGCCTTTTCGGTGACAAGGGCACGCAGATCTTGCGGCGAACATACGGTGCGGCCACGGAGGGCTCACAGGAGATGGGACAGCAGGTCATATCGAACGTCCTGACAGGACGGCCTGCGTCTGAGGGTGTTGCAGAATCCGGGCTCATTGGGGCCCTCATCGGTGCTGGGTTCGCCGGCAATATCAAGACGCCAGTCGAAGAGCTTGCCAGCGAATACCAGCGTAACATCAAGGAGAAGGACTTCGATGCGGAACAGGCCGCATTGAGGTCGTTACAACCAGAGGAGAGAAGAGATGGCTTGCAAGACAGGGCACAAAGGAAAGAGTTCGAGGAAGAGTTACCACAAAGGGAAGAGCGGGCACAAGCGGAAGAGGAAGAAGTAGATGCCGGCCAAGTCGGAGAAACAGAGGCGGTTCATGAGGATGTGCCTCAAGAAGAAAGCCAGGAAGCGGTGTCCCCCGAAGAAAGTCGCCAGGAAGTACGCCAGGTAAAGCCTCGCATCGCGGAAAGTCCGGGTGAATTATACGAGGAAATACAAAGGCTTACAGATTCCGGCGTTCCTACCAAAAGGGGTATCCTGTATCCTGTCGTTCAGATACCCGGAGATGGGACACGTTTCCGCATATCGTCCAAAGGTGTCGAGGTGATAGAGCAGGGCGGATCGACGGTCCGCCCTGCCGAAGACAGTGAAGTATCAGCGGTTGAAGATGCGATTCGTACAGATACCGCCCAAGTAGTGCTCATGACGAGATGGGGGGGAAGCGGAAGGGATACAGCCTCAAAGCCGTATGCTGTTCTTCATTCACCTTCGGGGAGGTCGTTTGCTCCACGTGGAACCACTCCTGAAGAAACTTTGGACAAGGCGAAGATGTCCGTGTCTTCAGGCCCTGGTGAGAATTACAAGGGAATGATCCAGCACGATGATATCGTGCCGCCCAAGGGGAAGGGGAAGGTGTACAAGAACCCGAAGAGGCGGCAGGACATCATCAGGGAATTCATCAAGGACATCGACCAGCGTGTCTTCTATGGTCGCGTGAAAGGAAAGAAAACGCTTGGTTATTACAGGCCGAAGAAAGCCACGGTCCGCTTGAAGAAAGCAAACGATCTGGAAGTTCTCTCTCATGAGATCGCTCATTATGTGGATGATATTGCCTGGAAAGGTTTTTCTGGCGGAAGGCGCCCGTGGACGAGCGGAAAAGGGGCCAGGCGATATGCAAATGAACTGAAGGGCCTGTCATACGATCAGGGTAAGGTGTATGAAGGGTTCGCAGAATTTGTCCGCCACTGGATGACGAATCCAGAATATGCCAGAGAGAAGGCACCCGAGTTCTACAAATACTGGGAAAACTTCGTATCGACAGACAAACGCTTCGGCCCAGCGCTGAAGAAGGCTCAGGCGAAGACGTTGTCATGGTATCAGCAGGGTTCTCTGGAGCGCGCTTTCTCCAAGATCGGAGGAGATCCCGCAAGATCTGTTAACAAGTCGCTCGATTCGATATGGGGCAGGGCGAGGCAGAGCATATTCGATGATCTCCATGGAGTCCTGCTGTACGAGCTGAGGGGGACAGGAAAGAAGTCTCCTGTTTCCCTTGGTCCCTATGAGACAGCCAGGCTTGCCCGGGCAGCATATTCCATCGTCGATGGCGCATTCAGGTTCGGTGCGCCTGTCAAGAGGGGGACTCGATGGACCTACGTTGATATGAACGGCGAGCCTGTCACGCTCATACGGCATGGGAATGTCATAAACAATCCGAAATACAAGCCATGGGGTTTGGCGAATATCCTCGCCCAGGTCGAGAACGAATTGAATGAGTGGATAGGATATGCCGTGGGTCTCTCTGCAAGGGAGCTGAAGGAACAGGGAAGGGAGAATCTTTTCGAGAAAGATGAGATTGATGCCCTGATTGCCCTTGGAGATGGGAAACCCCACTTCAGAAAGGCGTTCGACGAGTATCAGATATGGAACAGGCAGGTGCTGGACTTCGCCGAGTCAACCGGGATCCTCAGTGGTGATGCAAGGAAAAACTTCAGGAGAAATATGTACCTGCCTTTCTACAGGGTGGGAACAGACGAATCAGTCAAGCGGAAAGGCGGCGTAGAGGGCAACCTGAAAGTCATACACAGGCTGACTGGTGGCACGGAAAACCTCAATGACGTGCTCGAGAACATCATCAACAACGCAACGACTCTCATTGTCGAGGGCATCAAGAACGACGCCAGACTGGCGATAGTCGATTTCGCAGACAAGCATCCCGGGCTTGGCAGATTCATTGAGAAAATACCTCCGGACACGAAGAGGGTTTCTGTTACGAAAGAACAGGTGATAGATGAGGTATTGAAGTCACTCGGCGTCGAAAGACCGGCGGCCTACAGGTCGAAATGGATGAAGGGCGAAGAGCAGGACCCGGTCATCGACAAGATCCTTGAGCGATATGAGGATGTAGACGACTTCATGCAGTTCTACATCTTCGGTCAATCTCCTAGAGGAGACAACATCATCGCTGTACTCAGGGAAGGCAAGGTCGAGTATTACGAGATATCCGACACACTTCTGTATCGATCTATCGCATCGTTCAACAGGAAAGGCCCAAAGACGGTTATCGGGAAGTTCATGAATGCCGTCAGGCGTGTCGGGCAGACAACGGTTACCCTGACGCTCGATTTCATGACGGCCAATCTCTGGCGAGACACGCTACATGCCTGGGCGTTCTCCAGGCATGGGTTCATGCCGGTCATCGATACAGTAAAAGGGATCAAGTCTCGGGCCCTTTCAGATCCGGCATACGCGGAGTTCATTGCCAACGGCGGCGGATTGTCGAGCTATCTGCTCGATCAGAAGGAAATGGAGTCACACCTGAGGTATCTCTATACGAGAAAAAAGGTGGACATCCGGTGGGTGATGCATCTTCCGCACAAGGCATTCATGGGGATGACAATCCTTGCAGATGCCGCGGAGATGGCGACCAGAATCGGTGAGTTCAAGAAGGCCATTGCGAGAGGGGAATCTCCCAGGGAGGCGGCCTATTCGGCACGCGAAGTCAGCGTGGATTTCGCCATGCGCGGTGACAGCGAAATCGTCAACATGGCGTACAACCAGATACTGTTCCTCAAGGCGGCCATGAACGGCATGGACAGGTTCTATCGTGGGTTTGTCAAGGACGACAACAAGAAGGCCATCTGGGTGAAGTCCGGGCTGATAGCCCTGGCATCAGTCGCGCTGTACCTGATCAACAGGAACAACAAGTGCTACCAGGACATTGAGGACTGGGAGAGGGATACGCACTGGCATGTATTCATCCCGAAGGTAGATAACCCAGCAGACTGCAGCAAAGATTACTTCGTCATGAAGTTTCCAAAGATCTGGGAGATAGGCGCCATATCATCTGCTGCGGAAAGGACGATGGAGTTCTACCTGAAGGGCGTAGAGGAAAATCATGGTAAGGAATATGCTGACAGGATGGCTAATATATTTCTGGACCTGTTCAAGGTCGAATATCTCCCGCAATGGGCGGCGCCTCTTGTGGAGGTCTATTGGCTGAACAAGAACAGGTTCACGGAACGGCCTATAGTTCCGATGAGCCTGAAAGATGCGAAGCCTTTCGCGCAAGCAACGCCTTATACGAGTACCACGCTTGTTAATATCGCTGAAAAGACTGCAAAGTTTCCAGAGGAGCTGCAATTTTCTCCTGCCAGGGCAGAGGCATTGATCCGGGGATACTTCAATACATGGGGTATGTACGGACTCATGATGACAGACTTCGCGCTTTATGGAGACGAGCTTCCTGATCTGAGGCCAGACCAGATGATGGTCCTTCGCAGGTTCACGAAGTCATATCCTCTGACAAGGACTAAATACGGCAAGGAGTTCTGGGACTTTGCCAGTGAAGTCCAGTCTGTCCACAGGACATTCAAGGCGATGGAGGGAAATCTGAACGAAGAGCTTGCGATGTTCTACGGGTCGAAGCCGGAGGCACGGCTGATTGAGTTCGTAAACAGTGTGAAGAAGCAGATAAAGTTAATCAACGGGCAGATGATAGAGATAAAGAGACGTGAAGACCTTTCACCTGAGGAGAAAAGAGAATTGCTGAACAAGCTCCAGGACGAAAAGAACATCGTTTATGAGCAGGCGATGCAGACGATAGACATGATGGAGCGGGAAGGTGGATGAGAAGAGAAGGAAGTCAGACATTGAGATAGAGCTGCTCACGCAGCAGGTAAAGCAGTTCGATGAACGCGTGACACGCGCAATCGAGCGCCTTTCAAAGACCGTGGAGCGCCACGACAAGGAAATATATGGTGATGGATCATATGAGGGAATACGTTCGGACCTGAGTGTGCTGAAGGACTCAGAAAAAAAAAGAAACACCCGTGAGCGGGTCATGTTCGGCGGTGTTTTTGCGCTCATCATCAAGGCATTCTGGGACCTGTTCTCTGCGAAGCACGGTGGATGAAAGATCATGTATCATCATGGCATTGAGCATGTGGACTGGCAGGGAACAATCAGAATTGTCGTTGATGCCTCCAGAGGAATTGAGGAAAGAGTACCTGTCGATACTTCAGAATTTCTGTCGTACATATCGGATGCGGTCATGACTGCATTCATGATTGGCGTGATAGTAGGGTTTGTAGTCGGTCTCATAACAGGGATACGGTCGAAATGAAATACTTCACACACAAGGAATTCGATTCCCCTGATCTTCCAGGATCAGGGAAGGAAATGCAGTCCTCTACTCTCGCGATGCTGGATACTGCAAGAGAGATCGCAGGTATCCCGTTCAGAATATCGAGTGGGTATAGGACTTCTTCATACAACCAGGCTGTCGGTGGCGTAGAGAATTCTGCACATACGAGAGGATATGCTGCTGACATCAGGATAGACGGATTCACTGAAGCTCAGATTACAAGGATGATTGCCGCGCTGACGATTGCAGGGTTCATGAGGATCGGCAAGGCGAAAACGTTCATCCATGTGGACAATGACCCAGATAAGCCAAGTCCGGCATATTGGGATTACGGTAAGCGCAGCCATATTGCATGAGGTGATTCGATGGGCATACTCAGCAGATTGTTCGGCGGAAAGAAGGCTGTCGAGGAAGGGTTGAAGCTCGCTGGCGATTCCGTCAGGGGCATTGGGAAGTGGATCGACGAGCAGCAGCTCACGGACCAGGAGAGGATAGAGCTGACGCAGAAGGCGGCAGCCATGATGATGGAGATGGTAAAGGCCACTCAGGATGAGAACAGCGTTCGCAGTATCACAAGGCGTGCTCTGGCGTGGGCAATAATGGGGACGTTTCTTCTTCTGCTGGTGCTGTCTGCAGCAACATACCCTGTATCACAGGAATACTCACAGTATCTGTTCAAGCTTGCAACAGAGACGGATCTTGGGTGGCTTGCTGCCGGCGTCGGCGGGTTCTATTTCCTGGCCCATGTTGTGCGGGCCAGGAAATGAGCATTATGAATCTGGTATGCGCGCGCAATCTGCCTCCTCAACGCTGCGAATCTTCGCGGTGTGATACTGCCACCCGAGTCGGCGCGACAGTTCGGTATACAGATCTGATCGCGTGAGCCGACCATACTGTCAGAGCGGGCCCAGAGCTGCTTGTCGAATCTGCCTCCATCATCGTGGCGATCCATCTCGCTATGAATTTTTGCTTGGCGCTCATTTATGCTGTCCTCAGTTGTTGCTCGTGCTGGAAGTTTTCAGAGACAATCGCGGCGGCTACTTGTGGACAGACGCTGTTGCCGCACATACGGACCTGTGAAGTCTTGCTCAGAAGTCGTCCATTCGGGCCACGGTCAATGATGTAGCTATCCGGAAAACCCTGAATGCGGTACAGCTCACGCGGCTGCAGCATCCGCATGCCGATGTCGGTCAGGACATAGCTCTGCCAGTCAATCGTGACGGTGACGAGCTGGAGCCGGTCACGGCTGGTGACTGTCGGCGCAGGCGCGCGCAAATCCCGCCCTGTGGTGCCGGATCCGCTGCCGTAGTAGGGTGCAATGAGGGCCGCGACCAAGGCAGCGTGATTGCCGCCGGCGCAGATGTGGGGTGCGGCTGGTCCATTCCAACGCATGCGGCGGTCGCGGCCCTTGAAGTTGAGCAGGTGTGCTTTGCCCAGTGCATGGTTGTCTCGTGTTGTTACAGTGCTCATTGGCTGACGTACATCAGCACCTGGACCTTCGTAGTTGTCACCGTAGTGTTTGGCGAGGAATTCGGCGACTTGGCTGTGGCGGGCCTTGGATGTGATCTTCGTCAGCGGCAAGTCAACGTCATAGGAGCCTTTGTTGATGCTCTGGTGGTCTATCGTCAGCAAGAACGGGTCTGGATCGTCCAGCACGAACCGCTGGATGCCATGTGCAATGCGCCGCAATGTATTCTCTGCGAGCGGTCGCTGGCGCTCGAAAATCGACGGGCAGGGGATAGACCAGTCAATACACTCTGCGGCGGCGCGCCACGGTTGCAGGAGTCCACGACGAACTGCCTCAGAATTCGGATTGCCGTGCGTTGGCGCCGGCCAGCGGATCGTCTGCCCGTCGCGCCGTGCGATCATGAACAGGCGGCGGCGGATGGTGGGGGCTCCGTAGTTGCAGGCGCGAAGCAGCCGCCATTCCACCTGGTATCCGATACGCTCCAACTGCCGGATGAATTCCTGGAACTGCTGCCCCTTGCGCAGCGGGCAGGGGCGCCCATCTTTCGTCATAGGACCCCAGTCCTCGAATTCTTCGACGTTCTCCAGCATGATCAAGCGCGGACGCAGGCGCCTGGCCCATTTAACAACAACCCAGGCCATCCCCCTGATCTTCTTGCTGACCGGCTTGCCCCCCTTGGCCTTGCTGTGATGGGTACAGTCCGGGGAGGCCCAGAGCAGGCCGACCTGCCTGTGGCCGGCGACATCGAGCGGGTTCACGCGGAACACGCTCTCGCAAAAATGGCGCGTGCGTGGATGGTTGGCTTGGTGCATTGCAACAGCCTCCGGGTCATGGTTGACCGCAATATCCACGCGGCCCATTGCCCATTCGATTCCGAGTGAGGCTCCGCCACCGCCGGCAAAAAGGTCAATGACAAGCTCGTGTTCCAGGCTGATGTTCAGTTGCATTCAAGCACTTACCTTAAATAAATATAACCTTAGGGGACAAGATGTCTATACTATCAGATGCGCTCAGCATACCACTGTCATCATATTGGCCAGCTTATCAACTTTTTGGTCAACTTCTGTTAGAAACTCTATAACATCTTTTTCGAGACATCCTATCATATCTGAATTCCTGAATACCCTGACAACTTTTGCCTGAAGTTCCGTAGGCATCCGTGGGTCGTATGAAACGAAATCGCACCATTCACGCCCCGTGCAGGCCATCTGCCATTGCATCTGCTTGATGTACTTGTCAGGTATTACCCCGGTCAAAAGAAAGTCGATATGAGTCGCGCTGTTCGGGCACTTGATCTCCAGTAAACCGTGATCACATACAAGCCCGTCAGGTGACGCACCAGACATGTCTATTGACGGGTGGCGTATGAAGCCAACCTCTTCGACCTTCATGTTCGTCGTGAACTCATACCATGCTCGCGCTTGAGGTTCAGTCTCTATTCCCCAAACCATGGCTTGGTTCTGATATGTTTCTACTGGTTTTCCGGTCAACCTCTCGACGATGAGCTGCGCCATATAGTTTGCCCTGGAAGCCCCCCATCCTGACCGTGTCTTCGCGACGACATCAGCGATTCTCGATGCGGTTACTTTCCCGCACCTCTCCAGTAACCATTCCTCTGTGCCCTGAATCATGACGACATCTTCCTTTTTCTCTCAAGCGCCTTGACTGCCATTTCGTATGCGGCTGCCTGGATGTGCTCGACACTGTCAGCCTTGAGCCATTTGAGGAATGCTTGCTCATCCGCCCCAACCTCAGATATCAGGGCTCGGATATTGGCCGCTTGCTCTTCGTTCACCCTGGGAATTGCAGCGCTGTTTCCGTCGTCATCGTCCTCTCCAACGGCAACATTGAAGATGAGCTTCAGCAGGTAGCGCATGCCGTAACTCATTGCGCTGCCAGCAGCGTGTGTGCGTGTCATCATGGCGTTACCCTTGATTCCCTTCCCATCTGCAGGCACATCGACATGGTATGTCCGAGTATGGCCTCCACGATGTGATACATACGCAAGGACCCTGACGCAGTCCTGCGCTGGGCTGTCAGCCGTGTCAAACGACACGGCGAACCCGTGGCTGGTATAGATCGGCCTCAGCGCCTTGTCCAGTGCGGCATAGGATGCGTATTTGCTCCTGGTCTGTGGATTAACCGCGTCAGCGGAGACGCGCCCAATCTCGGACTGTGCGGCGCTCATGGCTGCGTTGAAATCCGTCTCGGCCTGGCGGTCCAGGATACGCTCCTGCATATCCAGCATCTTCTCAAGCTTCGCCACGTCAATGTCAGGATTGGCTGCAGCAGCTTCTATCATTTTCACCACAGCCGTGGTGTCTTCCCTCTTTGTGATTTCGCCCATATCTCCTCCTCAGAAAAAGTAAACAATCACGCCAAGAAGAACAGGAAACATAATGAAATCATCCCACGTCGGCGGCAATGTCACATCATGCCTGTGTGTTGATTCAATCCACGTATCACGGCGCAGCGTGTAGCAATAAAATCGCTTTGCGTTCATGTAATCGCCGCGTTCCGTAAGACGACGGAAATTCTCTATGTCCCAGTTACGTGAGATATTTCTTGAATCAATCATAAGATTCACCGGTTCATTAGTTATCAGTCTTGACCTCATGAATGCGCGCTAGAGACATAATCCAGTCCTTGTGCGTCTTCCAGAGTTCCAATGCATCATCGGCCATCTGGCTGATTTGTCTGTCATCTAGCGAGTCCCATTCATCTATCGAGTGCTGTCGGCACCCGATTCTGATGTGGGTGTCAAGGATTGTGATCTGCCATTTTAGTCCAGATATCTGAATGGGTGTTTTTGTGATCTCCACACCAAAAATTTTTACACCGGACAGGATTGCGCCGGACAGGTTTGCGCGGTCTCTTATGGCCGCCTCGACTGCGAGTTTTATATTCTCGCACTCTTTCTGGAATAATACTTGTCCTGTTACATAGTGTCTGATCTCAATCATCTTCATGCTCCCATGCTAGTTCTTCTTCTATTTCGGCCAGAAACGAATCCGGCAGAATCCCGGCCAGGCCTACGTCGCGGCATCTTATCGCTACGATCTCGATCTCGTTCGGCGTGTCCGGCTCGATTGGAACACCCATGGCATCCTTTCGGCCCCGGCAGCCTTTAGTGAATCGGTAGTCCACCTCAATGGGTAAGAATGTCGAGACACATCCGATCGTGACTTCCATCTGGAGGATTCTGGTGTTGATCATTCCTCGTTCCTCCTCATAATCCGCTCCATGTCCTCAGCCAATTGGGGGTCAAAGTCATATGGCGGGAAAACCTCCTCGCCCTGGTGTACGCATGCGATCTTGGCGATGTCTTCGATGATCTTGTTCAGTGCGTCGTCTGTCATGTCTTTCTCCCCATAAAAACGCCAGCCTCAGCCAATATGGCGAGTCGTGCCGGCGGTGCGGTAGGCGTGAGAGGCGCTATCATGAGCATCCGGGCCGCGCCACCTCCCGGACTCTAGGCCCACCGCCACCCACAGCGGATGAGCTCCGCACGGCTTTCTGGCGGGTCCGTGCCCCCGTCCCGAGAGCGCACCCCGGGTGTTCGGCCCTCGTGAGAGGTGCCCCCGCGCCACCAGGGGCTGCCGCGCTGCGTCGGGCTCCGCCTCTTGGCAGCGGTTCCTCAGGTACTGCCCTCGGACCGGTGTTAGCGACCCGAGGCTTCCCTGGATCTCCGCTCCAGTCGCCACCCTGCGGCTACAGGGTGACTCGGCGGGCGTGGCGAGAGGTGATCGGACTCCGGCCACGCAGGGCGTTACCGCCCCTCTCGACAGGGCATTTCCTCCCTGCCGCCCTGGACTACTCGCCCCGAAGGGCTTCTTTGCTGCCGTTACCCCGTCCCTCCCCAGGGCGAGTTCCGGACCCCTTTCGGGGCGGCCATGATCGCAATCTACACCATCCGTTCATCGCTGTCAACACCTATCGGCAATTTTTTTGCCTTTAAGTGTCCGTTATACTGAACAACAGGTGTTGACACAGAACACTAATAGTGTCAATATATGGCAAGCTTGCGATGGAGGGCTCCATGAGGTTCAGAGATCTGATAGATCAGATTGGGATCAGCGCCTTGCACAAGGACGCTGAGCTCAATATCGGTTATACCGGGATACTGCGCTGGAAGCAGCGCGACAGTATCCCTCCGCATGCCTGGCGCGCAGTGCTCCGCGTCGCCAGGCAGAAAGGGATTCAGGTCACGGTCAGTGACCTGCTGGACATGGCTGAGGAAAAGAGGAAATCATGATTTCGCCGTCGGTGGGGTTTTCCTTACTCCTCCTCCTTTCCTCATCGGCGGCTTTAGTTTATGGCGATCCCTGGCTGCGGCAAAGTGTCACGTGACGACGTGGCCCAGTAGCCCTGACCTGGGCAGTTCCTAGGTAACGAGACGCTCCCGCCCCGTCCGACCAGGCGGCACGATTTCGGGGGCAGCCAGTGGATCGCCGCTATTGGGACTGTAGCTCAATGGGTAGAGCAGGGGACTCATAATCCCACGGTTCCAGGTTCGAATCCTGTCGGGCCCACCATTGACGAGGATAGATAATGTGTTAGAATTTTTGTGTCTGCCTAGGAGTCGCGCCCGATGCAGGCAATAGACCGAGAGAGTGACAGCCCGTTCAGACGGTGGGTGTGGAGGTTATCTCGGCTCCACGCGCGACCCCACCGATCTGAGCGGGTTTTTTAATGGGGTAAATATGCCAAGGTCGAGATCAATAAAACCTGGAATCATGTGCAACGAAGATGTTGCAGAGTGTGATTTTGCGACACGTCTCCTGTTCATCTATCTGTGGATGTTGGCGGATAGAGAAGGAAGATTGGAAGATCGGCCAAGAAGAATCAGAGTGCAATCATTCCCGTATGACCATGATCTTGACATAGATTCAATGTTGTCATCCTTGCATGAAAAGCGGTTGATATTGAGATATCAAGTTGACGGAAACAAATATATTCAAATACTTAACTTCAAAAAGCACCAGACTCCTCACGTAAAGGAACGGGGAAGCACAATACCTGCACCAGAAAAGGAAGTGTCGAGCACCAGTGTTGCACCCCCTGACTCTCTGACTACTGACTCTCTGACTACTGACTCTCTGAATCATGAATCTCTGACTGAGGATAAAAAACATACGGCCCATTCCGCTGCGCGAAACGGGCCACGTGCAAAATCAGATCCGCCAGAGGAATTCTTGCTGGCATGGTCGAAATACCCAACAAGGGTAGGTGGAAATCCGAGAAAGCGTGCATTAAATGCCTGGAACGCAAGAGTGCGAGAAGGGTACTCGCCAAACGAGATGCTTGATGGGCTAGAGAGGTACAGGCGATTCTGTGAAGCGACAGGGATCGTCGGCACAAGTTATGTCATGCAGGCTGCGACATTCTTTGGCCCTGACAGGCGGTGGGAGGAGGATTGGGGGCCGCCACAAGACGTCAATCCCATGGACGCCAAGGCTAAGGCCGTCATTGCCGCAGCCATGGGTGCAGGACCTGCAGGCGGCGTGGATACCTCCACAACGCAGGACACAGCACACAGAACTTTCGACGGGGAGATTTTGAAATGACAGAGAATGACAAGCAGAGATTTTTCGAGGTCTGGACTGCAGCATGGCAGACTGTAGGCAAGACGCCAGGCACTGAGGGTATGCGACTGGCGTTCAACGTTCTGGCACGGTTTGAGCTGAGGGACGTGATGGACGCCATCGCGAAACATCTGGCAGATCCTGAGCGTGGACGATACGCCATCACTCCAGCAGATATCGTCAGCAGATTAGAGGAAAAACCAGAGGACACAGCTTCCCGTGTCTGGCCCAAGGTCATCGCTGCCGTGAAGCGTTATGGTCGCTACCGCAACGTGTCGTTCGATGACCCTGCGGTGAATGAGGCGATCCGCGATATCGGAGGCTGGCTGGCGCTGTGCAACTCAACCGAGCGTGATCTGCCCAGGCTCCAGGCAAATTTCTCGTCTGCATACGCACACCACAAGCGCGCCGGCACGGATAGTGCAGGGATGCTCGCCGGCGAGCACGGTGACGCCCCGGTACACATCGTCCGCCTGACGGACGCGAAAGCCTGCGTGAAAGCGTCGTGAGCAGGCCCACACTGGATGACCTGCTCTCGGATATCGCAGGCATCATTATCGACACGCCAGGGCACAGGCTGCCGCCGCAGATCCAGCACGCAAGGCCCAGGGAGTCGGCTGAATGGCTGCTCAAGGTACTCACCTGCGACCGTCCTGTCCCGGGTCCGCGCAGGATTGGCAGGGGAGAGAACGCGAGGTGGGACTGGCCGGAGCGCCTGCACTATGCCACGCTGGCGATGCAGTACCTCTCGCTGGACGCCGACTTCCAGAGTCTGATCGTTGCGGCCTTCGAGGACGGGATCCAGTGGCGTGGCGACGGCAGGCGGATGTTCGACGAGATTTTGACGGAGCATGAGAGGATGCTGGAGATGGGCGTTGAGGCGTACAGGCAGCAGGCCATTTCCCGCATGCGAAAATTCAGTATGGGAGCATGACGCCCCAAGAATTGCTGCATACAATACGTCAGACGAAACCAGAAGAGCTAGAATCGACGATCTCTGAAAAAATGACAGGGTACAGGGTAGTGGAAGAAAACAGATTACAGGCGAATAGAGGAGGCGATATGCAATACCGTGACAAAGAAGACGCAGTACGGGGGATCAAGACGTATAGCAGACGTGGGGTCGGCCAGCGTGCCTTGTTCTGGAACATGTACACGGGCGTGTATCACGTCGTATCCAAATCGGGTAAGGCGTTTGAGAATCTGGAGATCAGCGAGTCCATGATTCTGGTCGGGATATACACACATGAAGTGCCAGAGGAGTACATTCTCGAGGACATCGAATTCGTGGAGGTGAACCATGCGACGGAACCCGGGACCGCCGTGGCACAATGAGTGCCCTAAATGCGGATTTGTGCTAATCGTATTATTCTGCGCGCTTGCGCTGAATTTTCTTATCTGGCTGATATTCGGATGAGGAAGTCTCGCGTCATACGGACCGATGCGGACCGCGCCAGGGCCGCGAGGGCTATAGCGTCTCTCCCAGGAGACTGCGTATGGCGCGTGACCGTAGAGAAATACAGGAAAAACAGAAGCTTGCAGCAGAATTCATATCTCTGGGGCGTTGTGTACGAGTGCATCAGGCGACATGTCCTGGAGTCCACGGGAGAGATATACAGCGCAGAGGAGATACACGAGTGGTGCAAGCAGAAATTCTTGCCGGCAAAGATCGTGGATGTCGGAGGAGAGCGTCATATGATAACACGCAGCACGGCCACGCTGACCACGGTGGAGATGCAAGAGTACATCGACCAGGTCATCATGTGGGCTGCAGACAGGCTGGAGTGCATGATCCCGATGCCAGGGCAATACGATGATGTATAGCCCATCTGTTTATCCACCCGAGCCGCCCAGGGGCGGGACTCTGTCAGAGACGGAACACGTAGTAAAAACAATCGCTTGTGCGAAGAAGTGGTGGCCTGACGCGGATGAGTCATCGCTGCCGTTGACAATTCACCAGGCAACGACGAGCGATGGCAGGACGAGAGTGTCCGTCTACGACAGGCAGGGCAAGTTGAGGTATTCAAGGGGATGATGAGATGCGCCCCAATGGACTTGCATCCGCCAGGGGCGCGTGGCATTCTTGGTCGTGGCAAAAACAAGAACGTGGTCAATCTTAACACTCTCCCACTTCTTGTCAACTGCCCCCGGACGGGTTATCAACGGTGGCGGGTCATCCACGATGCGATGCGGCGGCACCGCTCTAAACAGTGTCTGGTTCCAGCCCAAGAAAGGGGTCACACGGCGCACTGCCCGGCTGGCTGTAACGGAAGCCTGTATCACCAGGCCCGGAGAGGAGGGGGACCCGAGTACGTCGCGGTGGGGTGTACCGGAGACGGAAAGGGCCGCCAGTCTATCTAAAATTAACACCAATAGTGCTGTGGGAAAGGTGTGGATATTATGTTGGTGATCGGCATCGACCCGGGCCTCGACGGCGCACTGGCAACCCTGTCTGAAGGGATCCTCCTGGACGTGATGGACATCCCGACATCCGCGAAGACTCACGGAACGGGGAGAGAGATCAATCCTCACATCCTCAGAGATGTGCTCAGATCCTGCACGGCGGGATATCCCAGGATCTCTATCGTCATCGAGAGGGTATCCGCCAGGCCGGGACAGGGCGTCACCTCAATGTTCTCATTCGGTCGTTCTCTCGGCGTCATCGAGGGTGTGTGTGCGTGGATCACCGCCGGCACGGCCTATGTCACGCCGCAGAAGTGGAAGACGAGCCTGGGGCTCAAGGGGAAGGACAAGGACGCCGCCAGAACACTCGCGATGCAGCTCTATCCGGAGTCTGCCGGATATCTGCGGCGGAAGAAGGATGTCGGTCGGGCAGACGCGATCCTGATCGCCCACTACTGGAGGGAAAAACATGTACAGAAACAATAAGATACTTGATGCTGCGAGAGGGCAGCGATGTACGCTGAGGACCATCTACTGCAACCACGACTGGAGTACGACGGTTGCGTGCCACCTGCCGAAGCACATCGCCGGAGGCGGGATGGGCATCAAGCCGCCGGACTATGCCGTCGTGTTTGCATGCTCCAGGTGCCACGATGCCCTGGACGGCAGGATAAGCGAGGGTGGCGAACTCGCAATCGTCGATCCGGATCTGCTGCTGAGAGCCTATGTCAGGACAATCGGAATACTGATCGAGGAGGGGATATGGCAAACCAGTGGACACACCCAAAAACCTTGACAATCGATGGTAAAACAATGACATACTATGAGTGGTCCCGGGTATCCGGAGTCCACAAGGACACGATCAGGGAGCGCGTCGAGAGATATGGCTGGGACCCGAAGCGGGCCGTATTCGAGCCGGCCAGGATGGGGAGACCACCGAAACCGAACCACCCCTGGAAGAGGTCGTACAAGTGATCGATACATCAGACGCGGAGCTCGCCCTGCAGGCCTGGGGAGAGTGGATAGACCAGAAGGTCTCCAAGGACGAGCTGGGCTATCCCTCGCAATCCTCCACCTACAGCGTCATGACCTCGGCGCCACCGGTCGAAACCCGTGCCCGCGTCTGGTACTGCACCATCTGCGACGAGCGCCACGAGAAAAAGCCGAGGCGGTGCGTGAGGTGCGGCGAGAAGAAAACCGTGTCCAAGTGGGAGAAGGTCTGCCACGGGGCAGAGAAGAGAAAAACAAAAAGGAAATCAGAGCAATACCTCAAAGACAGCCCGCTGTGCGAGGCGATCGACGGGTTGCTCGCCATGCTCCCATCTGAGATGATGGACATCGTCCGCCTGCGATATCAGCGGGGCTACACAGGCCCGCTGATCGCCCAGGTGACGCGTACCCCGCGCAGCACGATCGATATCGTGCTCCGAGACACGCGCCACCTGGTGCTCGGCATGATGCACGAGCAAAAAAAATCCCTCCGCTGGGGAGGGAAGAGAGGGTGAGGGCGTGGGCATAAACACCGCCACACAAACGGGGATTCACCTCAAATAATCAGGGATCAAGACTCAGAGATGAACCACCTCTCGGACACCTCGTCCTCGTACCATACCATGCAACACCTTTAGGCAAATAATTTATCCCACGATATTCAGCAGCTTACGATCTTGACACACACAGCAGAGTAGTGTATGCCGTCAACATGATCCCCAGCCTCGCCCCCTCCAGGACTCTCTCCCCGTCCCCGCCTGGAGCGGGGCTTTTTTTTTGGGCTATTGGACAGGTCGGGACGATAGGAGAAGACTATGACTGGACATCGCTGGTGGGTTCCGAAAAATCCTAAGAAAAACACCGTCTTAGGAGTGCTTCACGCGGTCAAGAACATACCGGTCGAGGCGCTGCGAATGCTGCTCAACCGCCTAGGGCTCAATCGCGATCTCGGGGGGAAGGACCTGGCTCGGCGGATCGTGGACGTAGCTGTGATCCTGCTCGGTATCGCGGCGCTGATCTGGCTGATCGGGGTGATCAGTGGTGATCCTGTCGGTGGTCCGCTGCGGAGGTGGTGGGAGTGAGGTGGCTGCTGGACATTCTGGTCGCGTTGGACCAGCTCGTGAATGTAGTGCTGAAGTTGCCGCTCAACTGGTTGTTCGGTGTCAAGGGATTCGGTCACCCGGACGAGACGATCAGTTCGGTGCTTGGGAAGCACTACCAAGTCTGCCGCCTGTGCCGGGCTGTCTGCCGGCTGCTAGCGCTGTTCGATGAGCGGCACTGCCGGCGAGCGATTGAGTGGGATAGAGGTTATAAGGAGCACGGGTGATGGACTATGCGAGACTGCGGGACGAGCTGATGGCTGATCCCCTGGGCCGGGGCTACGGCTCGATGAGTCCTGACCAGGCTGCGGCCTCGTTGATGACGGAGAATCGGACTGTGATCGAGGCGACGCAGGTCGGCGCGCTGGGCATCATGCGCGAGCTGGGGCCTGCGGCAGGGGCTGCGGTGCTGGATGCGCTGGAGGCTGCGAGTGCGTCGGACAGCCGCCTGCGATGGGTGATGCGGGAGCTGAGCACCGTCGGGATCGATCTGGGTCATCCAGTCACGAGGGCGACGATCCAGGA